GGCGTGATGACCGGCCTGCTTTTTCTTTCCACTACATTTGCATAACCGGAAATATGAGCGCCGTCAGCTCTGATTTCAATTTGCATATCTATCACCTCCTTTCGGCGTATAAAAAAGCACTCTGCAATTTGCAAAGTGCTTTAGTTTTTAATTCTAATGGCAAGGCTTGCCTGCTTCCCACGCTGCCTTATACTCATTCAGGCTCATTTCATTGGCACAATCTGTTTCATCTGGATTATCATACTGTATTCCATCATTTTCCCAATTACAAATTGGGCAAATATCAAAATCATTCTCTTTTTGGAATAAATATTTGCCGCATATTGGACACTTAATCATCCTTAATTCCCTCTTTCTTTTCTTGACTTTTATAATACTCAAATCCTTTTTGTGCGTTATTTTTTGGTTTGTACATAGTTGCAATTCCTGTTTTTGGATAGCCTTTTACAAAATCATTTGTAGAAATCCTATATCGGACCACAGCATTGTCGGCAGTTTTATAGCCTAATATATCTTTTGTCGTTTTGCTTTGTACTAGTTTCAACGCATATTGATTGTATTCCTCCGTTGTTAGGTTTGGATAATCTTTTGTCCTGTGTTTATTGACATGTCTTACTAAATTTTTTTCGGAAAATCCCCTTTCAAACTTATTAGCACCTGTTGCGCTGATCGCTCCAGGGGAAGATTGTAGACTACCACTTTCTCCACCACTTGTCAAGCCTTTTTCGCCGCCAATACCACCCCCAGACGATTTTCCATTCGTAAATTGTCCGTTTTTCGGGTCATGATTTGGGTTTGCTCTCGGCTCCATTAAATCAGGTGTCATCTGTTTTGGAAGCAACTCTTCCTTCAAATCCGTCTCTGAAGGCTGTTGCCCCATCGTACTCAATTTATTGGTATTAGGCGTATAAATATCCTTTGTATCCGGGTCATATAGCACACTGTCAAGTCCAAGTTTCAGCCAATTCACGCCAAGCGCAGGCATATCCTCCAGATAGCGCACCTCGTCAATGCTCATAAAGTTGGCATCCAGCGCCGTCTTGTATGCTGCAAAACGGCTCTCCAGGTCGCCCTTCAGCAGCTCTTTCGTATCAAAGGCCCAATAAAAAACTCCCTTCTCTTTTTCCAGAAGGAAGTCCTGATTTAAGGCACATTGAATTGTTGTCATCAGCGGGATCGCCGCCAACTTGGCAAGATTGGCCGTATCTGCGTCTGCGGCTTTGCCGGACATCATGGCTGTCGAGACATGGAAAATCTTTGCAAACTCTTCAGCATTAGATGCCTTATTTTCGTTCAGTTGCAGCTCTGTCGGCGTATTGGAGCATTCTTTGAAATCGATACCACCGTTTAGGACCATCATATTTTCAGATTGGTTGCTGTACAAATTGGCAAACGCTCTGCGCAGTACCGTCAAAGATGCATCGTCGACTTTCTTTTCCGCCTTCAAAAAACCTTTTTTGTTTCCGCCCCGCTGTACCAAGCTCCGTTCAAACAAAAGTGACTCATAGGCCACCTCAATCAGTTTGCTATTCTCTTGGGTGATTGGCATACCTGCAGCTCCGTCTTTTGTATTTCGGAGTATCTTCAAAAAGTCAAATGGCTTGCAGGACCGGTCCTGTACCAAAATGTCAAAATCCTTGAAAATCGGGTCACTATTCTTCTGGATCGTGATTTGAGCCTCATCCACATAGTGAAGACTTTTTATCTTCCCTTTTTCCCGGTTAATGAACGCATAACCGCCTTTGCCGAGAAAATAATCCCTTGTGATAGCCCGCCAAAACTCATTGGCATTCAACGTATCCCCAGTCTCGTCATTTAGCAGCCGGAGCCTGGAGTCATTTTTTATCTCCTCGGTCTGCTCACCAGACTCCTTATACAGCTTGATAGGTGTACTGGCGATCACGTTAGCGATCAAATCGATGCCGGCGCTGACAGTCGGAATCTGCAGTGCCATCTCTTTTGTGACCGTGCCGCTTCCCAGCAGTGCTTTCAGCAGCGCATCATCAAATTGTATTTCACCCGTTCTTACTTCTGCTTTATTTTTTTGAAAGAGCCCCATTTGCTTCCTCCTATGTTTGGACTACAAACTCATCTGCGCCGAACAGCATATCCTGCTGCAGCAGGTATACCGCATCTACTGTTGCCATCAACATATCGATTTTCCCTGTGCTTTTTTTCTTGCTTAAGTACATATTCAGATTTGTATCATACAACGCTCTTGCATTTTGAAAGTTGCCTTCATACTGCATATCGGCATTATATTTGAAATTCCCGCCAAGGATACTGTCTCGAAGCAGCTTGATCGGCGGATGCAGGACGCTTGAATGCTGTTTGATCTCTATACATTCAAATCCGGCAGCATCCAGTTTATTTGCTGTACTGATACAGTTATAGCGGTCGTAACCGATCTGCAGCACGTTCACGCTATACTTTTCCGGCAGCTCAACAATAAACTGTTCAATAAACTCATAGCTGACGACCTCATCGCCGCACGGAAAACAGGAGCCAGCTTGTATAAACCGTCTATAATCCGTTCTCTCCAGCTTGCTTTTGCTGTCAACTCTTTCTGCCGGTATGAATGACCATGCTTTTGCTATGATCTTATCTCCGTCTGCTGCAACCATCGCAACGGCGCAGTTATCATTTGTCATCGCTAAATCAATCCCAACATACACATCGCGTCCCGTCCAATCGATTGCAGCATCACTGCGGCACTTTTTTACATCTTCGATTGCAATAAATGCCTCGCCGCTGTTGCTTGGCACAAAGTGATTCATATGCTTTGTAAGAAATTCTTCGCGTTCTGAAGGCTTTGCCAGAGCTTTTGCACGGCTTTCTTTTATCTCATAATAGTTCTCCGGCACACGCAACGGATTTGCCATTTGCAGTCCTATATCATCCCACAGGTGCTCCTCCGGCGCATAATACAGCATTGCAAATAGGCGGTCATCTGCTTCTGTCTCCCCATAAATACGCCGCAGATAATCCAGCTCGTCCAACATGATGGATTTGTCTTCTGCATATGCCGTTGTCACTTTGAACATTAGGGGATTCTTCACACTTAACTGGCCGGATTTCATGGCGGCAACATTTGAATTGTCTTTCATGGCACCGTATTCGTCAGCGACAAAAGCAGATGGTCTGATCGCATTATTTCTATTGGCCTCTGCTGTGCGCGGCTGGTAAAAGCTGTGGGTAAGCATACATTCTACCCGGCCTGATAGAGTTTTGGGGATGCGGAAATATTCAATCAAAGCAGGACTCGCCTCAATGATCTGCCGGATGGCCTTTTTGACCTCGCCGGCCAGGTCCCGGTCCAAGCAAATGGAATAAAACTCACTGTAATTCTCTTCTGTCAACATGAGAATGATGATGACCAGCGCAACCAAAAACGTCTTTGCATTTTTTCGTGGAACAAATAGTATTCCTTCTCGGTATCGGAATTTGTCTGAATCAGATTTGCACCGCCAGCCAAAAATGTTGGCAATAAAAAAAGCCTGGAAATCTTCCAGCGCATCGTATATCCGCTTTCCGACAACACCTATGCCCGTTGCAAAGTTCATAATTTTCAGAAGATTCTCAACAATGCGCAATTTCTTGTGGTCAAAATAGTACGCATAAATTTCTTGATTTTGTTTATCCAGATCCTCAAGAAACCATTCACACTGCTTTTTCACTTCCAGTGTTGTGATTTCCTCACCAGAGATACATCTCTGCGCATAATCCATCGCTTTCTCATACAGCATCCGCGCCACCCCGTAACGCATCAAGTAATGGATCACTCTTAACTTCCGGCTTTTTCGGGATCGCCCGCAGTGCGCTTGCGATGGTGAAGCCGTTTTCCTTCTCAATGGCAAATCGCTTCGCCCTGTATGTCTCAATCCGGCTGTCGGCGTCCATGATCAGCTTGTACCTTTTACCGGAGTCAATGCTGTCATCATCCTGGATTGCCTCGCGCATCTCCATGTAGCGGAGAATATCGGCCTTATAGACGCAGTAGTCATTGATGACCGCCTCGTATAGTGCATCATTTTTTCCTGCAGCAGACAGCAGCTCTATCACCCGCTCGTACTCGCTATGCGCAACATTGCTCGATTTCACCTCTAACGACTCCCGAATGGGGATCCCCGTCAAGGCCGCCTTTTCCGCCGCCTCACGATGCGCAACTTCTGCTTTTGTTATGTGGTATTTCAAGTTTTCAGTTGATTTGCTTGGCCTTGCCATTTTTTCACCACTTTTCATTTACGGAATATTTTTATTTCAGAGGTG